ATAGAGGCCGCAATAGCCGCTGGCGTACCAGTCTCATTGTCATCGTTACCCTGTTCTTGGTTAACCAAGTTATAGGAATACGTTGCAGCTAATGGATAGTCTCTCAAGCCTGAGTCAAGCCAAGCTGTTCGTCCCATTGTGCCGTAGTACCAAATGTCTTCCGAGTAGTTGTAGACAACGTATCTGTCAATTGCCGTGCTATCAGAAGAACAATAGAACCACCAGACTTCATTAAAGCCTTCGTTAGTCCCTGAGAAAATCTGACCTGCCTGCAACGGATTAATGTCGCTAAAAATATACTGACGCAAGTCGCAACGCAGAGTCTGTACACGGCCATCATATTTGTAGAACTTATCTACGCCCATCCAGAACACGATGCCTGAAGCTGTAGCCGCTGCGTTTTGGGATGCAATAGAGATGTTGTCGCCCAAGAGTTGGGACTGCCATACTGCTGGCGGGCCAACATACTGCAAGGAATACAACGCAGAGTCAGACCAAACCACAATCTCTTGACGGGTTTGTAAGCAAGTGACTAATTCAGAACCATGAGAGAACCGAATACTACCCGCTTGGGTTGTTGCGGCTGGTGTCCAGTTAATCAAAGACTCTTGGTCTGACCAACGAATAAGCATTGAATCTTGAACAGCAGAACTGTAGTCATTACAACCAAACGCAAACAAAAATCGGCTAATGTCTGACACAAAGATAAAGTTTTGAATAGTTGGCACATCAGTACCACCAGCCAAAGATGTCAGAGCTACTCCACGAGTTTCAACCCCAGTAGTTGCATCCCAGTAATAAATAGCCCCACTGCGGGGTGCAAAAATTAAGTCTTCACCAAAGTTACTCTGGCTCCACAGGCGGATGTTTGTTTCTGTCGTTGATGGAATACCAACACTCCAAGGGCCAGTGCCCCAAGTACCAGCACCCCAGCCTGTCAACGGTATTTCTGTGGCTGAACCTACGTTTATCTGGTAAGCCGCAACAACTGACGCACCACCGTAAGAACCTGCGGTTAAAGCCGTGGGTGTGGTGATTGTGTAAGTATTACCAGTCAATACAGTAACTTGAAACTCTGCGTTTAAAGTAGATGCGTATGTGCCTGTAGCGCCAGTAAAAGTTACAAAGTCGCCTGTAATACAGCCGTGCGTAGCGTCAGTAACAGTAACAGTCGTTGTCCCGTTGGCGCTGAACGGGTTAGTTACAAGTGATGCTGTCTCTCGGATTGGCGTGATGTCGTTGTACTCACCACCTTTTTCAATATAGAACTTTAAGTTAGTGCCTACACCAATTAGGTTGTAATTCTCAAGCGTTACCCAGTTCCACAAAGAACGGCATACGCCTTGAAAGGTAGATGATGAAATACGCTGCCAGCCACCGATTTTTTCAGGGGTTCCAGAACGAAAGCGAACTTTTTCAGACTCATACCAGCCACCGGCCACGTTAGTGCCAGTATTAACAGACCCCAAAGCCTCGGATGCGTACCGCGTATTTTCCCGGTTAACCCCCGGCCTGAATAGAATCTTTTTTAGTGGCATCGGCAACCTTTATTTGCTGGCAACGCCTTTGGTCTTCTCAAAAGAACGCATACCGGCAATGCCCAAGATGCCTGATAATATCACCCAAAGTTGGTCTGCGTCTAGTACTGGCGGGGGATCCATTCCCACTGGAACCCAGCCCATAGCCTGCAAGTATTTCCATGCCCATTGGAACAGCGGATATAGCAAAAACTGATACCCCATAGCTGCGACACCGATCCAGCCAATGGCAGGACGCCAGCCGCTGACAAACACGCTACTAGAAGCGGCTTCTATTTTGTTAACCTCAATCTGCGCTAGGTCTGTAGCTTGGTCGATGCGCTTCTCTTCAAGATCAAGCTTACGCTGCTCAATCTCCATTTCCATCTTTTCTTTGTCAGTGGTGATTAGGTCGCCTGCAACCTTACCCACAGCTTCAATAATTGATCCAACGGCAAGCAAGCTCATGCGGCACTCCTGTGATGACTGCAATAAATCTCTTCCGCTTTACGCCGAGCAGCCACGGCATCCTCAATTGAGGCAAACAACCCAAGGTAAACGTGCCGCCCAAGATGAGTAATTTGCGCAATGTACTTTTTGGCCCTTTTGTGCCAACTTACTCCAAGAACTCCGGTGGCGCTATTTGATTTAGCCTTTGCGTGCTGGTTGTTTTCCGCATTGGTTGCGGGTCTTAGGTTAGAAATTCTGTTGTCTGCTCTGTCAAAATTGATGTGGTCAATTTGATTTTCAGGCCATGAGCCATTTATGTAAAGCCAAGCCAGTCTGTGGGCGTAATACTGCTTGCCCTTTATGCACAACTTCCTGTACCCGGTGGATTTATCAAGGGAACCCTGCGTAACAGCGCCAACAGACGCGCCTTTACCTGTGCCTAGCAGACGAACAAAGTCTCCCGTATCAGGGTTGTAGGCCACAAATGTTTTCAAAGTTTCTTGCGTAATCACTTGAGGCCCCTTAATGTTCTTGCGACCCAGCCTTTTAAGAACTTGACCTGCACGGGGTTTTTGTTACATATCTCAACGTAGCGAGCGATTTTTGCCAAGGCATAGGACTCTTTGAACCGCTGGCCGTCCGTGATCTGGTTAAGCTTCTCTACAGTCTTAGCGCCAATACCGCCGTCAGGGGTAGCACCGACCACAAGCTGTGCCAGCTTTACAGCCATACCCATGCCTGCGTTTACACCAAAGTTAAATATGGTATTGGCTACGTCTTGGTTTGAAATCTCGTTACCGCGCATCTTGTCCCAGAACTCAATGCGATAGAACTCACGCACCATAGGAGTCAGGGAGCCGCCCATTTCTTTCTTATCCACCAGCGCCCAACCGGGCCACTGCGGGTTCTTGTTACGGGCAATACCAGCGTAGGTCATACCGCCCGTGTCGCCGGGAACTTCGTGGAGGACGTAACCGCCCTCGTCCTGCATCATCAATTCAAAGGCTGGTTCAAACTGCGCCATTACTGTTTACTCCTTGAAAGCATGGTGGCTGCAATATCCATCATTGTTCTCGTTACTTGAATGTCGGCTGGTTCACTATCCCAACCCACAGTAATCTGGCCTACAAATCTGCTTGGGTCAGGTGGAATGCTAATTCGGCAAGTGTAGGCAACCCCCTTGGCGATGTACCATAAACCCATCTCAGACTGCGCTGAACGGTATTCCCCGCAAGGTATCTCACTAGCCATAAGCTTGACCACATCTGCGTTGTTAGCTGCGTTCTGTGTAAACAGGCCAACATCCAGTCCATCGTTGGTTTTGTCTCGGCCTTCTTTGGTGTAAGCGCGGTACAGCACTCGGGTTCCAAACATAGGGTTTACTTTAAATACAGCAACAATGGTAGCGTTGGTGGTTTTAAACAAGTGGGCGGCGGCGTCTTCTACCCTGTCCTCGACAATGCTCGGCATTTTCTTAGACTCTTTGTAAGCACCCATTAGCAGTTCTTGGTTCTGCCAAACAAAGTACCCAGAGAACGCAAAGATCGCCATGAGTATCAGCGCGAACAGTTTAAACGGGCTATCCACATAGGACAGCACCTTGCTTATTATGTCTGCTGGTTTCTCGTCACTCATCCTAATCCAATCATTCCAAGTAGTTTGTTCACAATCTTGTCCGACAAGTTATCAGGCAGGAACTGTAAAAACCCAAGTACCCACCACGCAATGCACAGCCTGACAAAAACTTTAAGGAAAAGGTCAAACTGTTTTTGGTATTCATTCACCGCCCACACCTTGATCTGGCACACAGATCAGATACTTCATTGATACCCCAACCAACAGCACCAATAAACATCACAATAATCACAATGGCAGCCGCCCATTGCATTTGTTCGGCTTCAGCTTCTTTGCGCCTTTTCTCTTCAGCGTGTAAGGCCGCCATTTCTTTGGCATCATCCCTGTCCATTTCAGCTTGACGGGCTTTGGTTGCATTCCACACGTCTATCCGTCCAGATTGCATAAAAAGCATCTTTAACTGTTCTTCAAACCGCTTGGCTTCATCCAAAGCCATCTCAATTTGTAACGCTGCGCCAAGGTTAGACTTACCACCCGTACGCTTGGCTTGAAGCATCGCCTTGGTAGCGGTGCTCTTTGCATCAAAAAGCTTGGCTATTGACGGCGTTAGACCTGCCAGATCACTAGCGACTTTGCTCGCTTTTTTAACGACACTGATTGCAGTTTGCAACCCTTCTAGCGCCGTGATCGGATCAATCATTTCCGTACAACCTTTTCCCACTGTAGGCAAACAACTTTGCGGTTATAAACATCACCCGTCCACGCCCACCGCACACAGCGGTATTCAGTCTTCCTGTCTTGGCTGGCGGCTCCCGGTAGAAACACCAAAAAGAGCATCAACAGCCAACGCATTCATCACACCAAAGTCCATGCAATTACGTACGTGCCAAAGATGACAAAGGCCACCATACAGGCCGCCGCAATAAATGCTTCAGCCCAGTCCCACATGATTAGCCCCAGTTAGCTGACCCGATGACTGCAATCAAAGCGGGTACGTCTGAAGCCGCAGTAATAGCCGCCTCAAGCCTTGCACACTCAGCGACCACAGCCGCACGTTTAGCTGCAATGTCAGCGGGTATGTCCACGTTTCTTTCGGCTTTTCTTGTTACAACCCAATCGGTCTGAGCCAACATGGAGTTTGCCGTCTGTTTAAACTGAGCAATCCACTGGTGCTTCATGCCCCTTGTTACTAGACGTTCTGTGGAGTTAACCATTGCGCCATGCTCACCAACTGTTGGGTCAAAGACTTGGACATACAGGGGGTTGCCTTGCTCGTCAGATTCTTCTCTGTCGTTCAAGAGTTTGGGATTGTCCACGCCCCAATAAAAGCGTTGGTCATACCAAGGTGCAACAACATCAGGCGTTTCTACAATGCCAATGGCTTGCTTTTCTTCAAGGCTTGTCAGGCGTAGCCAATTCTGTGGGTAGCTTGTACCCTCATGCTGAAACCCCTCATCAGGGTTTAGTGTTCTGCCGTTTAGTGTGTACATATTGAGTCCTTATGCTGATTCAACCACTTCTAAAGCACCTTGCTCAATAGCAAATGCGTGATTAGGGTTTGATGTGTTTGGAAAGAGAATTGATAGTTCACCAACTTGGGTGACTGCGTTGTTTTCGTCAAGTAATGCAAACATTTTATGCTCCTAAGATTTGTTCAGCAGATAAACCTTTGTGGTATCCGTTTTTGATTTGAATATAGGGTATGTTTAACTCCCTTGACCAATCAAGCATACACAT